ATATTGCCTTTGTTCTTTCTCATTAATACATTTCCACCAATCAGTTGTAACACAATATAAGGGTTTATGTTTTAAACCATAAAATTTAGAAGACCATGGAAAAGCTATAACAACCTTTCCTAAAAGTGTTCCCCAATAAGCCCCGTGAAAAGAATTTGTAACTACGACATCAGCACTACCTAAAAATTCTATTGTTTCTTCAAAATTCATTTCACTGTTTGCCTTATGCGGATAATCCCATGTTTCTTTTGGCATACCGTGAATAATATTCATTGGAAGTGCACTGTGAAGGAAAAACACAACATCTTGTTTTACTTCATATTCTTTATCAAAAGCTTCATGCATGCAACTCGCACACGGAACCCATCTTGAGGAAGGTATTGAAGTATATAAATCTGGATGATAATCGCGTATACCTAATAAATCAAAATCCCTTACATAAGCTGGATAAGTTATATTCACAGGAGGAATAATTTGTGTTTGTTCATCGAGACAAACATAAGTATGCTCACCTAATCCCCATCCGAATATTTTATAATTTGCATTTTTCTGATATTTTACAACATGAGGCATTGGCCGGAATTGACCTATAAGTCCACCTCCTCCATATATAACATTTTCATGCTCGGGCATATAATCATGGTTTAATTTAAAAATATCTTTTTGATTACCAGGTAAATCAAAGTATTTTGTAGGAGTGCTATACCAGTCCCCTATGTTAGTTTCATCTGTCCTAAATATATTGGTAAACTGTAATTTCATAGAAAAGGTATTAACATGGATTTAAATGATTTTGGTTTTAGTACGGTAAGTGAACAAGAATTTACTTCGGCTGCAAAAGAACCTGAAGAGAAAGTAGTTTCTGCTGCGGTAGAAAAAGCCAAAGCCGGACAAATTAAAGAAGTTGAAGGAACTGTAAATAAAATATGGCAGTTGCTCGATTATCATTATGAGGATATTGATAAGCATAAAGAAAAGTTGAACAAAGAGTATGAAAGGCAAATGAAAGAAGTTGAGAATATGATAGTTCCTCTTCTAAACAACTTAGCAAAGTCTTCAACTAACGAATACATATATTGGCCTAATAGGCGAGAGATTCTAGAAGCACAAATTGAGAAAATTACTAAACATACTCGAGATATTAATATATTCACTGAGTAACTCCATATTTACAAAGGAAGTAGGAATCAACTATATCACCAGCCGGGTTACCAGTTTCTTGAACTAGATCGAATGTGCCCGGTTCATTTTTCCAAGCTTCTAACATTGCTTCTTTGTTCGAATTTCCCTTACCTGTAGCGAATTTCTTGATACTAGTTGGCGCAATAGTTTCATATTGGAATTTATTAGCTTTTAAAACATGTTTTAAAATGCCAGCGTTTTCCGCTATATGAAAAACTCTGCCGGTTGAACCAAATGAATAATCTTCTAATATAGCTTTCTCCACTCTGCCCGTATACCAACGTAATTGTTCTACTGTCCATTCCGCTAAGTAATCATATCTATCTATATCTTTTAATTCTTTCGGGAATTTATAAGCATTTACATTTTGAAGGGCGGACCACCGAGGCCTCCACTTATCCAAAGCAAAAAAACTAAAAGTACAATTAGAAGGAGTAATTGTTCCATCTTTTTTAAATACACAAATACATGGGCTGAGTGTTGAATAATCAATGCCTGCGCAAACCAATTAAAATCCTAACTGTTGTAATTCTTTTATACTATTCTCTGCGGAAGTATGTTGAATTGCAATTCCACCTTTAGCCCTAAAGGCTTCTATATTATTCACATTATCATCAATTAAAAGATTTGGTGATAAATTTTCTTCGACTGCGAAATATTGCTTCTCTTCCCAAAAACAAACATGAATTTTCGAAGGGTATATTTTTAAATGGTTTAAACACCATTTATATTTTTGAACGCGTGCGCCATCAAATTGACCTCTTTTGGGAATAGCTGTAAGGATGTGAATATCAAATAATCCTTTAACATAATCAACTAATAAATCGGCGTCAGGTAATTTGGGTAGAGTTTCAAAAAAATTAGAAGGCAATTTGCTCCAATCATCTGCCCATTCCTGTTTACTCCCACATTGTTTGATAATGGATCCATCAAAATCTGATAGAACACCATCCATATCTAAAAATACTATCATAATCAATCATATACAAAATTCATTTCACCTTCGTGACCGAATTTTTCCTTATATTTTTTATCTAAAATGTCTTCAATCCAAAGTTTACCAGTAAACTCCGGAGCATTTTCTATTTCTTTCCACAATTCTTGAATTGCGGTAACACCTAACGATTCTGTGTGTTTTTCTATAACAACAACACAATCATCAACATATTTTTCAAATGCTGTTTTCATATAATCCCTATTATATATCATTATTAAACAAATTTCAACGAAAAAATTAAATTAAATCTACAACCTCACATCCACCAGGAGCCGCGCATGCTGCAGTTTGTGCTCCAGCAGTGTGGTCCTCTTTTTCATAATCTCCTAATTTATCCCATACTACATTTTTTGGCATTTTAGTTAACAGTTCTTTATATTCTTTTTCTTCGCAATCCTGATAAGGTGCTTGTTTATACGTATGTTCACTAAAAGGTAAAAATGAAATACCACTAATTGAATCAAAGTTATCATATACCCACGATCCAACTGTCATCCATTCTTCTTCTTTAACAGATACTGTAACGGAAGGTTTATGCTCACACCAATGATCTTGATATATCTTCCATAATTCCAATTGTTCCATAGCCGTCATGTCTTGTCGACATACCGCACTCTTTGGACTTTTTTGTGGAAAAGAAAATACTGTAGTATGTTGTGGTTTAGTTACATCTGGTTCATTTGGGAACCCGGCGTCCTTCATAAATTGACACAAAGGATCTTTATTGTCCGCTCTCACTGTGCGAATATAATAGGGATTATGGCGCGCATGAATTCCACTTGAAGAATCAACAAGCTGACTAACAGTGCCGCTAGGCTTAACACAAGTAATAGCTGCACTACGAGGGACACCAAGTTTTTCTGACCATTCTTTATTAGTTTCAATAGCAACATTCCGGAGCTCCTCCAAAAGTTTACCTGTTTTATCTTTTCCTTTTTTACCATTAGTTAATTCATTATCCATTATTCCGGTAAGAGAAACTCCCAAAAGTCGTTCTTCTTCGCAATTTCGGGCCCATTCTTTAGTGAGGTATTTGAAGTTTGTAAGGGTAGATTGGAATGTTCCAAGTATTGTTGCATTGCGCACTTTACTTTTAAGAGACTCCCTAGTGTCCCGTCCTCTGACAACGACTTCAGATAAGTTGCAGAATTCTCGCGACCGTAAAATGATCTCGCTGCATGGATTTGTACCAAAGTCATCTCTGGTATCTCGTCTTCGTATATAATCTCCTGTCTCTGCATCGCGTTCCCTTTCGTTTAGTTTCTGGACTTGTCTACTAGCTGAATCACCATTATAAATTCCACGTTCACCGGATTTAGAATCATAAAGAGATAACCATTCTCTCATAAATGTTCCGGTGTCTGGTCTTTCTTTATAGTTAACTGAATTATTCGATAAAGCTCGTTGTACATTTCGCTTCCACCATTCTCCGTGTTTAGCAAATCTCATTTCTCGATCATTAAGATCACTTAAACTAATTAGAGCACTTCTTCGTACACCACCTACAACAACCACTTCCGCAGTTTTACATATAATATCATGACATTCAAGTGGTTTAAGTTTTCTTCCGGCAGACGTTTTAAATATATCCGTTACAAAGTGAAATAGTTCTACTAGCGGTTCCGGTCCTGATGCGCGACCACCAAATGTCTTTAATGGCATTCCGGCAGGTCTAACTTTACTAACATCCCATTTAGGAATAAGTCCTTGATATAATAATGATATTAATTCTTTATAAGATCTACACCAACCTAATTTACTATCCGCAACAATTATAGTTGTGTCTGTTGGATAAAATTCTTCTGCAACTATCGGCATCTGTTTTACATGTTGTTCTTCAACTGAAAAACCTACTCCAGTTCCATTCATTAGAACATACATTATTTCATCAAACGTTCTTTGATTATCACACTTTAAATATGAACAATTATACCCGGCAACATTTTCTTTTTTAAGAGGTTCTCCTGCTGTCATCAAACATCTCATAGAAGGCATAACTTCTAAATTTAAAACAGCATCCTCTAATACCTTTCTATCCTCATCAGGAAGATTATATTTACATTTTTCTTTTAGGTCTTCCTTAAAAAAATCAAAATATCTTCCGATTGTTTCTTCCCATGTTTCTCTTCTTTCTTGATCCCATTTCCATCTTGCGTATCTAGAAAGATGAATAAATGATTGATATTCTGTGGGTAAGTTCATTCATTTTCCTTTCGTATTTTCTCTAAAAATTCGGTTGATTCTCTCTCCGATAGTCCGTACTTAGACATTATCCAGCTTCCGTTTAAATTGTCCCTTATGATATCCATTTCTTTTTGCGTAAACGTAACCGAGTTTTGAATATAATCTTCGTACGCTTCACAACATAGAGGAAATTCAGGTTTTACTAATCCATACATGGCGTTAGCAAAATCTTGAACTTCTTTTTGGGCGTGGCTATCCATTCTTAACTTGCAAAATTTAAAAAAGTTATTTAAATCTACTTTCCATATAACTTCAGTATAGTTGCCTACTGGCAACACAGAGCGAGCTAATTCTCTCGCGACATCTAATTCTAATAGATTGTGATAAGAATGAATTGCATTATCATATATGCGATTAAATTCAAATTTAACAAGGCCTTTTTCTTCAATTTCTTCACCTCTTCCTTGATTATTCTGAGTCGATTGTTTTTGTATATAATCATCTTGAGGGACATAAAAATCCTCACTCATTATCGAATAACGCCCGGAATATTCATTTAAATTCGCCGTCCGATGTCGAACTATTTGCCTCATAACGAAAATAGGTAATTTCAAATAAAACTTTACTTCACACATCTCAAAAGGTGATGTGTGTTTATGTCTCATTAAATATCGAATTAAGTTACGAGTTTCACTATTTTTTTTAGTGCCTTTGCCGTAACTTATCCTAGCAGCATCGACTACATCATCGTCACTTCCCATTATATCTAATAATCTAACGAGTCCATCTTCATGAACCTTCACTTCCTCATTCATGTTCTTTTCCACTGGTTAAATTTTAATCTTGCGGGAAGACCGCGATAAGTATTGGTATTTATTATATCGATAATTTCCAAAATATCCATATCACCTAAAACCATATCATTGATATCTTTAAATTTAACAGTGTCAGGCCAGATGCAAATTGCGAAACCTTTTTTAATAGTATTCTCAACTTTATGTACAATTTCCTGATTTCTTGGCTCATTATCATAGACAAAAGTAACCTCTTTTGCATAGAACATACTGGCATCATCTAAGTCACTTCCTGCCATAGCTAAGGCATTCGGAAGAAACATGCTATCAAATGGTCCCTCAACAATATATGTTAATTGCTTCGGATCATTTCTATCTAATCCGAATATTTTAGGAGCATTCTTATCTATTTTAATAGTAAAATATCTTAGTGTATTATTTTCTAAACTTCTTCCCTGCGCCGCGATTAAATTTCTATCTTTATCAAAAAATGGAATTATTATTCTAGGGTCTTTTTCTTTTAATCGCGATGCTAATTCTGTATCATATTTACTCACCCAAGTCTTAAAACAATCTGCAAAATACATATCATGATATCGAGTTTTAGGCAACTTTCTTACATCACAAAATTTTACGGCGGGATGTTCTGAATCGAGATCACTTATCTTAGGGGCTTCTATTTTTGTAAATTTGGGTTTTCTAAAAATAGGAACCTTCTCTTCTGTTATCGGCTCACCATTTTCTTCTTTATAATTTTCAAATGAATACTGTTTTGATAATGTAGGATCTATTTTGTCTAGTAACCATTTTAATGGTCCGCCAGCACTACAATTATGACATTTAAAAATTAAATGATTTTTCTTATTGAAGAGATAACCTCTTGCTTTATATAAGTTCTTTTGAGAATCACCACATAATGGGCATCTGAAGTTATATAAGTCTCTTGATTTTCTGGCGAAGCGGGATAAGCGGGAGGAAAGTAAATTGGTATATTTGTGGTCAATGTATAAGCTCATCTTACTCTATAACTAGGGGATTGGTTTAATTAATAATATAGTATTATAATGTATTTCAATGATAATGTCAAGAAAATAAAGAAAAAAAAAGGGACCGCTAAGTCCCTTCTTTATCCACCGAGGATATTAATTACGAAAACATTCTTATAATTTTCATAATTTCCACACCTGCGTTAAGTGCTTCTTCAACTTGAACTTCGATGTCATCAGTAAGATTACCCAGGTCAAATTCATCTTTGGCAAACTGAACTAATTCCGCAAACTCTTCATCATCTAAATCCTGTAATTCTACTAAAACATCTTCAATATTCTCTATAGCTGGTCCTAATCTTTTTAAAGGATCAATGAATTTCATTGCATCAGACCATCCAATATCACCATCTTCCACCGCGGAAGCAGTTGCTTTACCTAATGAAAAAACAAAAGATAGCACTTCTTTCGTTTCCTTTATTCCTGCCATAATTACCTTTCTATATGTTTTTGTGATTAGGATGTGAAGGAAATATACGTCTTTGTTCGCCAATTCCCATTGGCTCTATTCTCCTCATAACATCACCCTTCTTTTTCTTTTTTCTTACTGGTGGATCATCGCCAGCTTCAGCACTACCAGCAATTCCCCCTGCACTCATAGACATTGCAGGTGCATCTTCTTTAACATCTTCTTTATGTTTAATAAAATCCTTAATCATCTGGAGATCCATATCATGCAGTAATTTCCAATCATGATCTTCGGCCCATTTAATGCCGGCTTTTTTATCAGCCTCTATATCACCTTCTGTCAATAAACCAGCTTCTCCCCAATCTTTTAACAAATCTTCATATAATGCATTAAAATTTTCTTCTAGTAAATTTTCATCTGTTAACATTTTCAGATTCTTTTCTTCGCGAAGAAGTAACAAAGCTGCTGCATAAGAAGCAATAGTTGTTTTACCAAAAGGTATCTTACCTAACAATTTTTTCAAATTGAAGATAAGTGTATCCATCATAGTATAGGCATTTTTTTGTTCTATAGTGGTAAAGTCTTTTTTCTTAATAAGAACTTTACCATTCTTATCGATGATGCCTAATTTATATGCGTCTGTTTTTTCGAATTTGGTGACTAATCGCTTTAGGAAGGAAAATAAAAAATATAATTCTGAGCCTTGTATAACGGCTGATTTAAAACTTAAACCCATGAAAATCCTATAGAGACCTTAATTGCTTTACTACGTTCTGGTCAAGTATTATATCGGTGTCGCGAATATCTTTACTTCTTATACTGCGAACGATTTTCGGCATCCTCTTTAAATAAATTAAAAAAGGCTTTAATACTTGCCAACTGTTTTCGTCAATTTTGTAAAATAATATTCGAGTAGCAGCTTCATTATCGAATAAATTATATATCATAATCAAATGGTTAAGAATTAACCTTTGTTTTAACTCATGAGTTGTTAGATAATGATTTAAAAGTCTTTTTAGATATTTAAACCTTTTCATATCATCTCTATAATCCTCTGTACCGATACACTGTGGATTATCATAATATTTCATGCAATATAATTCTATATTATTTTCACTTATATCATCAAAATTCACTTTTTATCTTTTTTCTCACTTTTGGGAGTTTTGGTTTTCTCCCCATTATCTTTGTTATCAGTTTCTTTATTATTAATCATACTTAAATAATGATTAGAAACTTGAATCGCGCCGTCAAGATGATTAAGCGTCCGCTCCAAATTTTGGATCTCCTCGGACGCTTGATCTAATCTTTTTTGAACTTGTTCCCTGTCTTTTGTCAGGAAGTCCAATTGTTTTTGTACTTCACTTTGTTCAATCATAATATACCATTAATTAGTTTTTATTAACCAATATTATCCCACAATAGAATATATTTAGTTACGCCAGATACACAACATTTAATTGCGCCGTTAGCAGGTGATGTATACGAACCAGTAGTGTTTGCACCGGTTGTAAAGAAAGCTCCTACGTTTGCACCAGCTGCCGCACCATAACCTCCACCTGGAGTTGCATCAAAAGCAAAGGAAACATTCTGTGATGCTCCTGTCAATGTGCTAGCAACATCAAATTTGATAAATGCTGTTGGTGAAGCACTTGGGGCTGCCGCAGTGTTAGCATGAGACAAGATCATAACATATGAATTACCTGAATCGGCACTATCAAATGTATTTAAATCGAGTGTTCCTTTCATGGCTGATGTTTCTGCAGTATAAGCAACATTAGCGTCGTGAATTTTAACTGTTGCTGCTGAACATGTTAATGTTCCAACATTAGCTTGTGTTGCACCTGCACCTTTTGCATCAACGATAATTTGTGATGTAGTAATAGTATTAAAAACATCTGTTGATGAAGGTGTGATATTTGCGGTGTGGGTTGTTTTGTGAATTATCTCTTCAGTAGCCGCCGCTGTACCGGTAATGGTATGAGTAACGTTTGCTAAGAAATCTTTAACTGAGAGTTTCTTATTCACAGGTGATCCACTAGGATCATCAATAACATGAAGTAAATCTTCTGACGCCGCTTCTGACGCGGGCGTTAACGCGGTTATTTTCTTATCAGCCATCTCTTATCTCCTTGCTGGCTTTGAAGGTGGGACTCACCACCAGTTAAAATCATGCTGAGAATCGCTCTCTTATGCGAAGGGTGTTTCTCAGACATCCGAATATTTATGATACTATCCCTAAACGGGTTAACTCCGTAATTATGTGCGCTGCTGTACTAGCACCAGCCACAAACGAAGTATTTTGTGATACAGGGGCAGTACCATAAAACCCCACCGTATCTGTAGCGCTTCCTATTTGCATAGCGCCTCTAAATCTCATTACCGTAGTATTAGCCGAAATATACATATCTTTCTCAACACCATCTTCCAGTGCCATATCCATTCCGGATTCTAATTGTAAGTTTCCAGTTTCTGAAAAATTACTAGTAAAAGTACCATTGTCTGGTACACTATCTTCTATTAATAAACTACCTTGAAAATCTATTCTTGATTCCAATAATCCAACAATTTGCCATCGATCAGTTGTCTTATGGCCAGTGACGTCGTCGAATTTAACACTAATACCATTAGCAAGAGCTTGTGTTCCGCCTGTAATATCAACTGTTGTTGCTCCGGTTGATGTATTACCATCTCTCCACCATTTAAAAGTATCATTAGCGGAAACAGAAGTACCATCAATTTCAACATGCCATACCGAATTTTCTGCCATATCTAAAGTTCCCAAAATAACTGTCATATCATCTTGTTCACCCTTTAAAACTTCGGGCTGTAAGACAGTCGGATGATTTCTTAGATTTAAATCTCTGGCAACATTTGTATCGGCACGAGATTGAACTTTATTTGCAACACTGCGCGTGGTTGTATCTGTAGATAATGCTGACAACAGATTATCCAATCTAATCTTTTTATTAACTGGATTACCTATTGGATCATCAACTATGATCAATAAATCTTCAGAGGTAGGCGATTCGTGAGTATTTAAAGCTGGTATTGTTTTATCTGCCATCTAATTCTTTTTCTCTGATTCAAGTCCTTGCAATTCTGGTATTTCAACTTCTTTAGATTCAGCTGTAGTTAAAATATCATCACAAGCACTAATTGCACCTTGATAAACATGTATATTATTTTTCGTTTGCTCAACTTCTTGAAGCATATGCGAAAGCCGAGATTCTAACTCAGCTTTCGCTTTAACGTGGCCTTCACGGCGTTCAATAATTGTGCTCACATTTACATTTTCAATATATTCCATAATATTATTTAACTATTAAGTTACTGTTAATGTTACCGCAGTTAATCCTGAAAGAACTAATAATGCAGCTGTAGTAGTTCCACCAACTGTAGTATCAGAAATTGTTCCGCCAGCAAGTAAAACGTTAGCTCCACCTAATGTAAGAACATCGCTTGTTGCAACTGTTTCAGATGCTTTGGTGAACGTAAGTCTATTCGTTCCGGAACCTGAAGCATAAACACAAACATGTGGTCCTCGACCTGATCCGGTTCCTTGGTTTCCATTAGCAATGGAAACTGTAGGTGATCCGACAACTGTAACTCTTTCATCCCAAGTGATCTGAACAGATATTGTTCGTGATCCACCTGTGATTGCAGAAGCTGTAAATCTCATTGATGTAATAGATGGTGCGGCAAGTGCGGTACCAAGACCACCCATTGCAACTAGAATCTCTGGGGATGCTGAAGCATTTTTACTGGCTTTAGTATTAATAACCCAGCCATTGTCAGCGCCATAGATATCTTGTTTATTGTATATTGCACCTTCTGTGGTACCTATATATTTTGGTTTTTGCGCCTGTGTACCAGCAGCGGCTTTTCCCCATAGAGGCATGAATTCTCCTTATTAATTTATAAAATATTTATAACAATTTTTTAAATTCATTCATAGATATCGTATCTATGTTAGAAATATCTTTATTAAAGCATTTCTCTTCCTGAACATGTATAAAATCTATTTCAGGAAAATGTTCGGTAAACATTACTTCAAAATTCTGAATCCATCCCTTAGCCTGAACCGGTAAAGCATAACTCGGAGCATAACAATCTGTATCTTTATAAATGTTGTTTACTTTTCCTTTATTTATGTTAAAATCAAAGCCAACTAAGTATACCTTGTCGGGTTTTTCATTCTCACAACATAACCAAGTTGCAAGTGGCCCTGAATCTAACATAGGTATATGTTTTTTATCATCCACCACATCTATCTTATCTTCTTCTGATACCCATGTGAACCAATAACAAGGTTCTTCAGCTAAATCCATTGTCTGGGTATCATCATGAAAAACTCTACTGATCTCTTGTCCGTAGTGAGCGAATTTATAACCTGTGTTCGCGTTTTCTTCTACTTTTCTTCCCGGAATTATTGATTGCCGAAAAACTGGATACATTTCGGGATCCAGTAATGTAAAATTTCTAAACCAACAATGATTTGACTTTGGATATTGGGATTCTACTATTTCATGTAGCATCTTATTATCAATACAAATGAGATGGGATGGATTCCAATCTCTGTACATTGCATTGCAACCGTAAGTCGTATGTTCTAATAATATATCGAGGTTTAAGTCTTTACGACTTTCCCCATTTCCAATCACTATATGCATATTTGTTTATTGCTGCGCCTCTGCTGGCTTAGATCCCATAGGTACTGCTGGTCTAGGTGACGCATATGAATAAGCATCTCCAACTCTTGAAATTTGACCGGCTTCCACCATGTCATCTAACATTTTTTGGACTTCCATTGGACTACATCTCAAAGCTCTGGCGATAGATGAAGCCGAAGCAGGCTTATCATCAACAGCAAATTCAGCACCCGCAGGCTCCCCATCAATGCTAGCATAAGAACTACGGAACAATTCCAAAATCTGATCATGTAAAGGATTAGTGTTACCTTCGTTCATTTTACTTTTGTATTTTCGTACAAAAGCAAGTCCTGTACTTTCTTTTTTCATTTTATCCTCATCTGGATTCATTTCAACTTTATTGTTGACTTTGCCGCTTTCTTTTACTTTGGAAGAATCTTCTTCTTTGTCTTCCATTGCTTTAGAAATTGCTTTTCTTTTTTTATGTAAAAACTCATCAGAATCATCAGTATCACCATCGTTGTCGATGTCTGGATCTTTTCTGTCTTTTACTGATTTCTTTTTCAAAGCCATAGGTTGAACCGCATCTAATCCATCACCATCATCTGACTTATTATTCTTATTGGTTTCATTAGTTATATCGACCTCTACTGGTTGTCTCTTACCTAGAATTTCTTTAGCCTTTTCATAGGCTAATTTTTTAATCTTTTCTTTGAAGATTCTACGTCTAGCATCGAGTCTTTCGATTGATTCTTCTTCTTCAATACTCGGACTTCCTGGTTCGTAACTTCCTGCGAGGGCGGAAAGAGCTGTTCCACCAACGTTCAATAATTTTCCTCTTGTCGAAGTTTTTACACCCTGTTTAAGAGAGGGATCATCTTGTACTGGTTTTCCCTTATCATTCTTTTTCGGATCTGCAATCGGTTTATCTTTTTTTATAGCCGTAGCTGTATCAGATGAATCCTTCGCACCTTTTTCCGCGGCATCTTGTTTTTCCCTTGCGGCTGCAGTAGGATCTTCTTTCTTCTTCGGATCTTCTTTCTGCTTCTTACCCAACTTGTCTTTGGTGACTTTATTCCACGCCTTTTTTAATAAACCAGGGCCCTTTTTGGCCTGCCTTTCAGCATCTTTCTTTTTCAAATCTGCAATATCGGAAACATTCTTATCATGTTGTTGTGCTTTAGCTTCCCTGTTCCGCCTTTTATCGGCATCTTTCTGAGCCCTTCTCTGCTTCCAACTGTCAACTGGCCTCGTGATGGCATCTGGTAATTCCGCTAGCAATTCATCTTCATCCAAATTTTGATTGAAAAGAGCATCAACTGCTGCTTGTTCGTCTTCGTTAAAAGAATTATAAACTCTGACAATTTCATCGATGGTTTCATTCTCTAATTGTTCTGTTAAATCTGAATCATCTTCAATGAATGTTTTTGAAGCTTTCTCTAAATCTTCCAACTCACACTCATCTGCTAATTTTTGAACTTCAGGTGAGGGTGCGTCAATTGTTCCCATCTTAGTAGCATAAGCAAGAGAAACCAATCTACGTTCTGTATTTTTAATTAATCTCTCTCCAATTTCTCCCCATGTCATTCCTTGATATTTTTTATACATCTCAGCAAGAATGAATCTGTGAGAAGGGATTTCACATGTATCATATTCTTCGGTTTTCATTTTCTTCATAACCGAATTAGCAATTTTCTGATCGGTCATCAAAACCATTAGAATACTTTGTCGTGCATCTTCTGACATCTTATCTAAGTAAGGTGCTAATTTATCATATTGTTTTTTAGCTACTAACGAAGCTGCGCCTTCAATTGAGAGCTTATCTTTTCCTCTAATGGCTTTAGCTAATTCTTTAATTTGTCCCGCCATTGCTTGTGATGTAGGCATTTCTTTAGATTCTGTTTGATCACACCATCCACAATGTTCTTCGATATTATGATAATTATTAAATACTTTTGTAGCCCATTCCATAGTAGTTACTGTATCTTGTTCCTTGGAAAAATCTGGCTCTTCTATTCCTTTTACCTTCTTCTTCAAATTATCATCTCTGTAATCTTTTCTATTATGTTTCCTTTTCTGATTCAATCTTTTTTCATCAACTGGGTACCAACTTTCTCTTTTAGCGCGCCAAGCATCTCGGTCTCTTTCTTGCTTATCTTTTGGCGCTGGTATATTTACTTTTTTCTTTTCGGGTTCTTTTTTCTTCCCTGCTTGATGATATGCA